TATCCTCCAGCAGGGCGATGCGGTCACGCAGTTCGGAGTTTTCAGTGAGAACGCCCTCGAAAATCGAGCAGGTTTCGTCGTGGTCAAGACCCACCACAAAGCCGCCTTTGGGATTGGTAATGCTGGGTGAATTGTCGTTGTTGTGCCTGTACTGACGCAGCGCAGGCCACAGTATTTCGGGTGTAGTGCTCATTTCTCTTGCTCCTGTAGTGCTAATACACTGCTAGTCTGGCCAAAATTAGCAGGCCGGAAAGTGTCTAATCCTATCGCCCTGCAACCTATAGAATAAGGGCTAAAATTGCCGAAAGTCTCAAAATCCCTTAGACAGGAAAATGGCTGAAACACGCGCCGACAGTGGCTTTCGGGCGCTTCGGGCAAGAAATGAATTGTCTATCAGGTTTTGCTCGGCTTCGGTCATATTATCCCAGACTTCTTTAAGCATTGAAATAAAAGTACCATCACCCTTATCTATCAAAACATTTTCGCGATTTCTAGCATCTAGAGTTATTTGAAATGACATATTTTCTCCTAGAGTTCTGCGTTAAACGCAACATTGGCTGCGGTGCTGGCATTACCCGTTAGCCAATAGGTAATCGAATCGGTAACTGAGCCGCCAGCATACAGCATCGCTTCCGTTCGCGTAGTATCTCCAATATTGAGGCTGGTAAGAGTGACATTCGCATCCGTATCGGCGTTCCATATTTTAAGATTCGAATATGTCAAGCTTGAAGGTTTCGCTCGCATAGCCACATCAAACGGCCTACCGACGAAAACATTACTAGTGCTGGATGCTTGACCCATACCAATCAAGGGGAAGCCTGAGTTATCTGTGTCGTATGGAATTCGAAGATAGAATCTGCGAGCGCCTTCAATTTCTCCAGCAAAACTATCACCATAATATCTAAAAGCGGTAGCGGTCGAACCAATCTCCAGTTTAGCTTGTGAGATATAAATAAAATCACCTAAAGTTGTATCGGTAACATCTGACCAAATAAACAGAATAATATTTTTAGCCGAAGCCGTATCTACAGCGGCACTTACGGAATATGTCGCATAACTTGTTGTTAGATTCAAATTAGCCGGAGTATTTTCGTATGTCGCATTAGCGATTAAAGTAGGATTAGTACCTTCAACATTCCAAGTACTAATAATGTCGCTGGTTACGCTATCGGAAGTTCCCGACCAAGCGACAATAGCTGCCTTAACATTATCCAGTTTTGTTGTGCTTGAAACTCTTGCCTGAAAACTAAAAGTGACCGTACCGCCAATCAATTTTAAACATTCTCTGTTTTCTAAAATTGTGGCAATTCCGAATTTCTTGTTTATTGTTTCAACATCTAAAGCAATTGCGAATTGTCCGTTGGTCGGAACATTTGTAGTTTCTTGAGTAACGTCAATAATATCGTTACCATCAGATAATATATACCATCTATCTACAGTGTAAGCATCATCATTATTAGCACCGCCCGTAGAGGTAAAAGAAGTGCCGCGCTGTGCTATAGCAAAAGATCCGTTGATTATGTGATTAGGATTAACTGCACTTGCAGCAGTAGCCCATTTTAATCCTGTTGCCGTACTGGAGTCGGCGGTGAGGATAGTATTATTCGCACCAACGGTTAATTCGCCTAAAGTAGTTGCGCCAGTACCAGCGATAATCGAACCCTTGGCAGAAGTGTTCACTCTCAATGCAACAGCACCAGAAGTTGCACCGCCAGTTAAGCCTGAATTCGCAGCTGTTGTGACTTCTGTAATATCGCCAGTTGAACCGACCGATACCCATGCGCTTCCGTTATAGACTTCTACGGAATTTGTATCTTGCAGATATGACATCATGCCTTCGGCAAGCACACTCGTTAAAGCGGTTGTTCGAGCGGCAGCATTGGCAAAAACCATTACTGTTTGTTCCTGCAGGTAAGTGTTTACCTGTGCGGCGGTTAATACATCGCCTGTGTTAAATAACTTATATCCTGCGCCGGCCATGCTTCTCCTTTAGTAGCTCAGAACATCCCCGCCAAGTATACCGTCAATTGACGAATTCAAGACGAAACCCGCTACTAGCGGCTCTGAGGTGAATAATCTGGTATTCCATGACGATTTGGTTATGTCATGGTTAATGCCTATGACCACGCTATTTTGGGTAATACTGCTAGAACCCGGCATGGTTTTCTTGACGGTTACTCCATCAAGTAATTCTATGTCTACGCCTGATAGTGGCTTATTTGGGTTAGTATCGTCATACAGGTTAAGCACGATACTGTCCACGCGTGGCTCAGGGTCTTTGCGCGTAGCCAAAATAGCCTTGGCTTGGTTTAGTGCTTCGGTGTCATTTTGCACCAAAATATCTTCTCGAATACCTGAGTGCAAGAAGTATTTATCTATGCTGTTTTGGTCAAAAGCGACCTGTGCTGTGCCGCCCGAACGCTTTACGCTTACCGAGTTAATCAAGGTTGTATCGTCAAAAGCTACTACAGCATCTTGGTAGGAAATGGCTGTGCCATCATCTGCGAAGCTATATGCCGCTGTGGCTGGCGAACTAATCATGGCGTTTCGGTTCTTAAAATTGACAATACCTTGGCCATCTAGAAATACACCGCCAAGTTCTGAGTTTTCCACCTGTTGCAAGGCATCAAGCACGTTGCGCTGTGTGCCGGGGTCTGCCTGTAGGGTTGAATCGCCGGTGTCAATGTTGCGAAGGCTTACAGGAAACTCTATCTGGTCAAGTATCTTGTTTATGCGTGTGCCTGAGTCTTGGCCAGCTGTACCGCCTGTAACTGTGGTAATGCTTGCACCTGAAAACAATCTAAAACCATCCACGCATCTGAGTGTGACCCGGCTCACATCTTCTGTGCCTTGCCAAAACCCGGTGTCATAAGCCTGAATATATCCGCTAAATAAGTAGTAATCGTTACCGCCATAGTCGGCTGTAATGATTATCTGGCGTAGCGGCACTAAGTCGGGGTAATAAGCGCCAGCCGGATTTGCGGGATTCCAATTGCCGTTTTCGTCATAGAGTTGCACGTCTGCTGTGCCTGATACGAATTGGCCGGTGATTCGATTCCTGCCACGTCTAATGGCTATGCGCTCTACAAGACTTGTGACCTCAATAGGTAACACGCCTGAACCAAGAGTATTAGTGCCGAGGATGCCTTCGGTCGCGCTACCAAGGATAAGCGGGTTAATCTCAAAAGCGGTATCGCTGTAGAAATCTACAAATACTCGTACTGTTGGTGCTGGCACTAGAGCCTTGTCCTAAAGTGAATTAAGCTCTGGCCGTTGTTCTGAATTTCGTAAAGTTTATCGGCAATAGATTGAGCCAAGTCCGCTTCTGCGATAACGCTACCAGCTACGTTTACAACTACTTGGTCACGCATACCAATGTCACCAACACCATAACCGCCGGGTGTTAATGGCAAGCTGGCAAAAATGTTATCTAATTCAGCCATAGTTTCGCTTATATCGGCAAGAGCCAAAATGCTTTCGGCTTCCGCTAATGCTGCATCAAATTCCGTATCCATGGCATCTTTTAATGCCTTCGTGGCAACAGCAAATGAAGCGTTAGGGTCGCGAATATCGTAATTACCCCATGGCGTTCTACGGATATTCGGGTCTATTGTAGTGCCACCGCCGGTGCTAAAAGAATTATTCAAATTGCCGTTTATGTAAACATTGTTGGCGTTTACATCCATGCGCTCTAGTTTAGTGACCGTCATTTTATCTTGGTCTAAACGCAAGCCCTTTTCTGCAAATAGCACGTCAATTGGAATCTGCCAGTCGAGCTCTTTTAGAAGGTACTGAATACGAGCGATTGTCGCTGGCCAGTCGGTAAATGGATTCTCAGCCATTTCTGGTAGGCGTGCCAATAGGTCTGCAAGCTCAGCTGCCTGTGCTTCGGCCTGTTGTAGTAAACCGGTGTATTTAATTACATTGTCTACGTTTTCATTGAGGATAGCTCGCTGTAGCTTTAATCGGTATTCCTCTACATCGTTAATCTTGCCTTGTAGCGCAGCTTCAATCTGGATGCGCTCCATATCAAACTTCTTTTGAGCTTCTGCAATTATCTTTTGGTTATTCTTTTCCTTTTCCAAAAGCTTTGAGGATTTCTCACGCTCGCGGCGTATCTTCTCTGTTTCCTTACGCTCAGCGGCAAGATACTTAGCACGCTCGCGCATAAGGGTTCGTTGTTTAGCAGGGTCTTCGGTAAACATGGTAGACATATCACGTCTGAACTCAGCCAATTGGTCTTTAGTGGCAAATAAACCTTGTTTCCAAAATCTCTTGAAATATGCTACGCCACTTGCAGCAAATCTAAACGCATCGCCAATCTTTTCACCGGCAGCCGCGATTAACTCTAAACCTTGGTCATAGTTGCCGCCGCCTAGGGTTTCAAGGGCATCTACAATACCTTTACCAATGTTCTCCTGAGCATCGCCAAGAGCTACGTTTAACCGCGCAATTTTGCCTTCATAAGTAGCCGCAGAAGCCGCAGCCGCACCGCTAAACTGATTTGATAAGGTTGAAATGGTCTGCTCAAAACCCATAGCCTGTAATTGGGCTGTGGTATAACTTGTCTGTAATTTCCCAAGTGAGGTGTAATTACCATTAAATGCGCGACTCAATGCCGTTACGGTTACTCGTAAATCTTTACCAGTACCGGCGGAAATGTCTAGCGCAGCGTTTAGCAATTCCTGTGACTTCGTTACGCTTAATGTGGTATTAGCCAATTGTTGAAAAGCCGGGTACAACTGGTCTTTTGTTACAGCTGTAGCCTTCTCTAAATTCTCTAAATACTGGTCTATACCGCCAGACTCAAAACGTAAACCAAGATTGTCAAGCGACTTAGATAACTTCTGAACTGCGGCATCTTCTTCTGCAAAAGCCTTAACGCTACGTTTTAACGCTGAAATACCGGCAACAGCTACAAAAGCCCTTACAGCACTTCTGCGTAAATTCTTAAAGTTTTTATCTAATTGGCTGGTGGCTTTATTGGCACGCTTAAACTCTTTATCCTTGAACTCACCAATGATTCGGACAAATATATTCGTCATGCTGCCACCTTTGTATCATAGATAACCGACTGGCGATTGAACTCACGCTTAGCATCTGCAATCGCTTTCATGATGGCATCTACAGCCTTGCCTTGATTCTCAGCGTAAGCCGCATATAACAAGCGGCCTTCGGTTTTCTTATTGCTAGAACTCTTGTAATTCTTCATTGTGCCAATGCCATTGTTCAAGCGGTCAATCATCATCTGACCGGCTTGTGGGTTATCGCTAAGCGATTGACGACTTCCGCGAATGTAATAACCAATACCACCGCGTGTAAATCGCTGCGCGTATTGTGGTCTGCCTTGTGGATGCGTTCTGCCAGCGGTTTCAGCGATAGCGCCAGCTGCATCTTTGTTAAGCAAAGTAATCATTGACACGAAGCCAGATTTACTTTTCTTTTGGCGACCCATTGAATATGTCAAGCCTTGGCGAATCTCATCACCGTTGTAATATGGAAAATACGATGCACCGGGGTTTTGGCCTCGATAGTTAGTCCAATTGTCAGGCGCACCGAATATGTTGTTAGGTACTTTAGCCCTAGCATCTTGAATAATTGGCACAAGCTCAGCCTTGATGCGGTTGTTCATATTCTTGGCAAGGTGAGGCGCAAGGTTTTGTAAAGCCTTCTTAAACCCGGCGAGTCCTTCTACCTCTATTGCCATTTTGGGCTTGCTTCTCCCTTGCCTGTTGTTTATACACCTCTAGAATGGCTTTGAGCATGGAACTGTCCATCTCTATCCACTCGCGTGGCGGTATTCCTGTGTGAACGACTAACTGCGCGATTCGATACGTGAAGGAATCGCGCGTTAGCCATTTGGGCTGTCATCTGCTACCACCTCAACCTCTTTCAAGGTTTCTAGGAATGGTAGCCCGAAGGGCTTGACATCCGGTGCATCTGACCGGCGCAAGCACTCCCAAGCAAGCCAATATATGTGCTCTTGTCTTTCATCTTCTCTAAAAGCTTTGTGAAAGCCTTTACGAAACTGTTGCTCAAAAGCATATTCCACAGCGGGAGTTACTTCGTGAGTTGTAACTGTACCGTCTGCCCTTGTGATTTTTAGACTTGCCATGTTGCCCCTTTATTTAATTAGAACGTGCCGGAATCGGCAACGGTTACTGCGGAGTTTACCGTAAAGGTGATGTCCATAGTTCCAATGTCGCCTACTGCGCCGTTAATTGGTGTTAGATTGTTTACCAAAATGTCACCGCTAAACAACTTATTTGTAGCGCTCACAGCTGCGGCTTTGTCCTGTAACAACTTGAAACCTACGGTTGTTCCAAAAGCTGAATTTAGCGTTGCTAAAACATTGGCCGCGGCTTGGTCGTTTAGGAACGAAACGGTCAAGGTTGCAGACTCTAAGCCCTTAACGAACTTGTGAGCTGAATCACCCATAGCCGTAACTTCAAGCTCATCAAAAGCTTGATTTAGTGTAACGGAAGTAACGTGGTCGGAGAGGTCAACGGAGTTAATCTTCACACCGACTTTGTTATTCAAGAAAATAGCCATTGACTACTCCTCATCTTTCTTAGTTGGTTTTGGTTCAGCGGGCTTTACCTGACCGATTTTGGCAAGGAAGGCCTCGCGTTCTTTATCTACATCAGCCATGTTTAGCTCCAATCTGAGAGAACGCTGATTTGGACTTCACCGCTTAGCAGGTCTCCTGCCGTAGCGGTCAAGACTGTCGGGGCGCTAAAGTTCCCAATCGAGTATGCGATTGTGGATGCTTCTAGCTTATTTACTATGTTTAAGTAAAAATCTTCGATATTGGTTAGATTACCCTGATTATCGAACATAGGTGCTAATACTACCAACTTAAAATTCACTTTTGGCTTAACCGTTTTGTAATGGTCGTTGCTTGGCTCTATGTAGGGGTCGGATGGCTGTACCACAATTGAATTGGCTAACGGTGTGGCAGGCGGGAAGGAAAACACCTGCCACACAGCATTATCACTTAGTGCAGTCGCGATTGTTCCCCGCAGGGTAGTTATTGCGCTCACCCTACTTGACCGCCCGGTGCTAAGTAATCCGCAAGCAAGCCTCGTACGCGAGCCATGAGTGTGTTACCCATGCGATATGGTGAAGGTTGAAAATCAGGTGAAATTCCGCCAGCGTTAGAAGCTTGGCGTGCTTGCCAAATGTCTATGGCAATCATTAGGGAAGCTTGGTTAACTTCCGGGAGTGTCGCGTAGTCAATGGCTTGTGTGCCATAAACGCGACCCCAAGGCGCAATTGTGTGATATGCGCGAGTTGTTATTTGTGCATTGACAAATTCAAGCCATATGCCATTAGCGGCGGTAATTGTATGTGAACCATTGTAATGCTGGCGAACGTTCTCAACTGTAATCGTGTCGCCTACAATAAACTGTTTTGCGTTTTCGTAAATGTAAATGCGCCCTGTTGTTCCGGTTGCTTCAATAGCATAAACCGATTGCTCGTTAAACCATAGTTTATTTTTAACTATGTTTTCAGCGGCTTGGCAGACTTCTTCGACTACTGCCGAGCTGTAGAGATTGCCAATGCCTAACGCAGAGCGAAGTTCGGCTTCTGTTACGTATGTCGCTGGCATTGTTTCCTTTCTGGGGTTAGCCCCGGCAGTAGGGCAGAACTGCCGGGGTAACTCTAACTACTAGGCTTATTAAGCCTTGTTGAAGCGGAACGCTCCCTTTGGCTTCTTGGTCGCTAATGCGCCATAGCCATAAAGTCCAACCTCAATTTTTCCAGAGCCTACAGTTTCGGCTCTGAGTTGCAAGCGTGGGGACTCGTACCATGTGAAGGAGTCGCGGCTAACAATCATCATGGTTGCATCGCCATCGCCTACTTCGGTGTAATCAACGTAGAGGTCAAGACCTAGAACGTTTCCACGAATTGCACCAACGCCAACCGAACCAGCTGCATTTTGTGGCTGGATAGCGGTGAGGATTGGGCGGTTTTGTGAATCTACCAAGCCAATGAGGTTAGCCCATTGTGTTGGTGAACAAATCAAGCCGGTAGCAAAATCAAAGGTGTTAGCATAAATATCTGCTGCGCCACGTGCTACATAACCTGCTAGCTCTGCACCATCCCATGGAAGGGTGATTGTGGTTGCATCTACTGTTGCAACAGCTTGGATTGCTTCTTTTGCGTACTTGTTAGTCTGCTTAGCATATGCATCGCTCATGAGCGCGGTCAATTCTGCAAAGAATTGCGGACTTGTGCGGTCTAAAACCTCGACAGAGAACTTCTGCATACCAGCAAACTTCTTAACATCTACATCTAGGTATTCGATTTCTACCTGTGTATCATCAAATGCCGCACCTTCGTTCACCTGTCCAACAGTTGGAGCAGTCTTAACGCGTGGGATTTGGAACTTCATGCCTGCATCTGGAAGAACGCCAGATGAGATTGCTTCGATTGAAGGGCGAACGCCGGTGCTCTTAGGGTTGATAATTTCTGTGAGCTGGCGGGTTGGTACAAGACCCGGTACATCGTTGGTTGTGTCTGTATCGGAAGCCGCTGCAATCCATTGACGTGCTGCATCATCGCCAAGAGCCGCGCGAACGGTATTCTCAACATAAAGTGCAGGAGTTACTTGGATGCGTGGCTTCGCATAAATTGGTGCAGCAACAGTTGGGCGCGCAGCTTCCACCGCAGGGGTTTCTACCACAGGCGCAACGGTTGCGGTGTCTGGAGTGTTCTCCACGACTGCCTCGCTTTCGTTTTCGGTTGGTTTTTCTTCCACTTCTTCTTCGGAAGCGGCTACGCTCAAAACTTCTGCGCTCTTAAACGCAGCAGCTTGAACAAGACTTGTTTCAGCCATGCGGCTGGACAACACGCGGTAAATATCCTTTTCGCGCTTGCCATCTATTACTTCGACACCGACTGATAAGCCGGAGCGCAATTGCTCAGATGCTTCAATTAGCGCATCGTTACCGCGTGTCGTATTAGAAATCTTAAAAGTTGCATAAATGCCATCATCATCTTCGCGGTAGGAAACCATGCGACCGATAGGCTTTTTTGGGTCATGCTCTAAAAGTAATTTAGGCTTTGGGCTCTCTGGAATTTCAATAGAGCCTTTTGCGAATACTACTTTGCCAGCTGAGGTGTGTCCGACTTCGTTCTCAAATGGAACGATTTTGCCGGAGATTGTGCGCTCACTAATTGAGCACTCTATATCGCTAGAGAACGTTAGGTGCATCTGCGTTTCCGTTCGGTGATAGGTTTTCCATTTCCATCGCTTGCTCTACGGTAATTAAACCAAGTGCAAGCATTTTTTCAATGACTGCAAGACGTTCTAAAGCGTTTACAGCTAAGAAGGCATCCTCGACATCGAACTTTACAATGTTGCCTCGCGCGGTTATATCGTCCATACTTAAACGGTCTTGGATGGCGTGAACGTATGGCGCAAGGCTAAGACTAACAAATTGGCGGCGTTCATCTTGAACGTTCGCGTATGTCATGCTGTTGTTCATATCCGCGCTTATGTAATAAGCCGGAACATTCATCATTCTGGCGACTTGGGTCGCTGTGCTTTGTACCGCATCTACAAACATCATGTCGCGGGGTGAAAATGCAGTTGGTTGGTATTCAAGTGTGCTAGTTAAATAAGCTGTGGAGCGGCGTTCACGTGCTGATTTCCATGCAGCGAGGATTGCTTGCACTTCTTCTTGTGATAAATCTGCGCCGTTGTTCTTCAGCACACCAGTAGGCATGGGAGTTGCAGATGCAACACGCATCGCAGTTTCTAAGTCAATTGCAGAACGTAATGTTCTAGCACCGCGTTGCAAAACGCCTTCATCTAATCCTTGAAATGTAATTAACGAACCGAGACCAGACATTGGTACACCTGTGCTCTTGCGATAAAGTTCTAATGGAAAACCGCCAATTGTGCCGGCAATTAAATTTCTGCATCTTGCAACGCTTGGAACAGTCATAGCCTCATCGCGGCTAACCGCAGTTAAAGCAATTGGAAGATAATAATTAAATGAATCCGTCATTAAC